TATGTCTTTATGGAGATGGTACTGAGATGAGTCTATGTGTAACTGATAAGAAGAATGATACTTCTAATAGTTACTCAGTTCAGGTTGGTCAAACTACAGAGGAATTTTGTTATTGTTTTAAAGTAGAGAATCTTAAGTTGCTTCTTGCTGATTATGATGTTACAATCAGTAGTGCAAACGTTGCCTTATTCCAAGGTGATGGTATTAAATACTTTATAGCACTGGAACCAAATGCCTAATGACTTTCTATGGGTTGAAAAATACAGACCACAGAAAGTAGAGGATTGTATCCTTCCTGAGTCTGTAAAGGAAACCTTTAAAGGTTTCATAGAGCAAGGTGAGATACCAAATCTCTTGCTCTCTGGAACTGCTGGTGTCGGGAAGACAACCATTGCTAAAGCATTGTGTAATGAATTGGGAGCTGATTTCTATGTCATTAATGGATCTGATGAAGGTAGATTCTTGGACACTGTACGCAATCAGGCAAAGACCTTTGCTGCTACTGTTTCTCTTACATCTACATCTCGTCATAAAATTCTCATTATTGATGAAGCAGACAATACGACTCCCGATGTACAACTACTCCTCAGGGCATCGATTGAAGAGTTTCAGAAGAACTGTAGGTTCATATTCACGTGTAACTTTAAGAACAAAATAATAGAACCATTACATAGTAGAACAACAGTAATTGATTTCAATGTCCGTGGAAAAACTAAACAAAATCTTGCAGCATTGTTCTTCGAGCGATGCAGAGATATCCTTACCAGAGAGGAGGTACGGTTCAATGACAAAGTGGTTGCCACAGTTGTCCAAAAGTACTTCCCAGATTTCAGAAGAACAATCAATGAACTCCAAAGATATAGTTCAACAGGTTCTATCGATACTGGAATCCTCGCAGCGTTAGGTGATGTTAATGTTGACGATCTTGTATCTTGTTTAAAGAATAAGAACTTCAATGAAGTTAAGAAGTGGGTCACTCAAAATTTAGATAGTGATACTACTGCCATTATGCGTAGACTTTATAACAGTCTTAGTGGTATAATGGAAGGACCAAGTGTTGCTGCAGCAGTATTAATTATTGCTGAGTATCAATACAAGGCTGCTTTTGTGGTAGATCAGGAGATTAATCTCTTGGCATGCCTTACTCAGATTATGTTGGAGTGTGAATTCAAATGAATAAATTAACAAAGAAACAAAGACACCAAGTTAAATCCAGATGGTATTATATCTTCTGGGGTGCTGCTACTGTATCAGTATTTGCTGGACAGATGTATGTTGGTTCTGGATATCGTCAGATGTCAGAATCCTTTAATCGTATCATGGATGCGATAGTTGTTGAAATAGAAAATCAACCGAGGTTCTATTAATGAGATTAACACAAGAGGTTATTAATAAGATCCAAGTTGCAATGAACCATACTAAGAAAGATGGTACAGTTAATTGGGTAGATGGTGATGAGATTGATGTGTGTCTTGCTGGTACATTTGCAGCAGATAAATTTATTACTTTAATCAATCGCTCTAAAGAGAAAAAATGATTTCTAAAGTTGAATTGTTACATCATAGACTTCAAGCAGTCCTAAGAGAACATACATTCTCTGGTGATAATAGTCTTGAATATCTTGGTGAAGATGAACGTGGTCACAAATATAGCATTGCTGGCAATGAAGTATATGTTGATCAGATTGAAGAGTTTGAAACTGCTGAGGAATAATGAAATCATTAAAAACTCCATTACGTTATCCAGGTGGAAAGTCACGTGCCATTACAAAGATGTCACGATTCTTACCTGATATGAGTAAGTATAAAGAATATAGAGAACCATTCTTAGGTGGTGGATCTGTTGCTTTATACATGACAAAACAGTATCCTCATCTAAAGATATGGGTGAATGATCTGTATGAACCTTTAGCGAACTTTTGGCAAACCTTACAACATGATGCTGATGAAATTACGAGAAGACTCACCACTTTTAAAAAAGCATATCCAACACCAGATAAAGCAAAAGACCTTTTTGTGGAAAGTAAAGAACTGGTTAACGATGCCTCAGCCAGTCTCATTACCCGTGCTGTTAGCTTTTATATTGTTAATAAGTGTTCTTTCTCTGGTCTCACCGAATCGAGCTCCTTCTCCAAACAAGCCTCAGACAGTAACTTCAGTCTACGAGGCATAGAAAAGTTACCAGCGTATTCAGAGTTAATAGAGGATTGGAAAATAACTAATCTATCTTATGATGAGATGGTGACTGATGATAAGAATGTATTTACTTATCTTGATCCTCCTTATGAGATTGGAATACCTATCTATGGGAAGAGAGGTGAACTACACAAGTACTTTGATCACGATACCTTTGCCAAAGAATGTGATGGACATACTAATCATATGATGATATCATACAACAGTAGTCAGGTTGTACGAGATCGATTTAAGGATTGGAATGCTGCTGAGTTTGATTTAACTTATAGTATGCGTACTACAGGTGACTACATGAAAAAACAAGCAGAACGTAAAGAGCTAGTACTAACGAACTATGGCGTATGATGATCGGTATCCATTAAAAGAATATCTCAACAGTATTAATCTGAGTAAGAGAGATCTTATGGAAGAAGATCCTGGTTGGGAAAAAAACTATCCTCCCTATGTCATTAACAAATGCCTGTCGAGCCATTTGGACACACTAGCATTTGCTAATGAGATGAATAGATATCCTAATTTGGATAAGCGTTTACAATATTCTTTTTTTCTAAATACTGTGAGACCCAAGAAGCGATTCTCTCCTTGGGGTAAAAAGGAAAAGGTGAAGGATCTTGAAGTTGTTAAACAATACTATGACTATAGTAATGAAAAGGCAAAACAAGCATTAAGGATCTTATCTCCCGACCAACTCAATTACATTAAAGAAAAACTGAATAGAGGGGGTAAGAAATGAATGAGATTATGTGGACTAAGGATGATATGGTTGAGGTCAACCTCAAAGAACCAGACGACTTCCTTAAGGTTCGTGAAACACTTACCAGAATTGGTGTAGCTTCTCGGAAAGAAAAGAAACTATATCAGTCTTGTCATATCCTTCATAAGAAAGGACAGTATTACATAGTACATTTTAAAGAACTCTTCGCTCTTGATGGGAAGAAAGCAAACCTATCAGAGAATGATGTACAAAGACGAAATAGAATTATTAAATTACTATCAGACTGGGGTCTTGTGGAAATTGTTGATGCAACAACAATAGTAGATGCTGCACCTCTCAGTCAGATAAAGGTTATTGCATATAAAGAGAAAGGTGACTGGACATTAGAGTCTAAGTATAATATAGGTAAGAAAAAACAAAGCGAATGAGTTTTGATTTCAAGTATCATACCCAGTGGTTAGAGTCACCAGGGTATTTACTAGCTGAAGTTCCTCCTCAAGTGAGAGAGGAATTAGAAGAGTCTATTCAAAATCTTAATGAAGATACAGCAGAGAGTTATACAACAAGATTAAAAGGACACCTTGAGAAGGAGTATGCTCTACCAATTACTCCTCATATAAAGTTCCTTACAGAATCTATGGCATACGAATTTGCCAGACAGTTTTATATTGAAAGGGCTAGTGGTCAGACTGAAGTATATGCTGATCCTGAAAATGGTTTGAACTATGAGTTGTTAAATCTTTGGGTTAACTACCAAAAGAAACATGATTTTAATCCCATTCATAACCATGCTGGTGCTTATTCATTTGTTATCTGGGTAAAGATACCATATGATTTGGAAGAAGAGCAGAAGAGATATAAGACAAATGGTAATGAGACAGCACTGTTTGCCTTTAGATATGTAAGTCCTTTAGGTGGTATTGATACAAAGTCACTTCCAATCGATAAGAGTTGGGAGTGGAAGATGGCATTCTTTCCTGCAAAATTGAATCATACTGTTAATCCTTTTTATACAAGTGATGAGTATAGGATTTCTATATCAGGTAATGTATTCTTGAGAGAGGGTGGCAAGAAAAACGTTGCTATCAAAGAAGATTTTAAAGAGAAGATGTTCACCCCTATGAGTGATTACGTCTACAACGACCAAGTAAAGGATCCAAACTTTTATAGATATAAGAATCGTAAACCTATATAATAAAGATACTAATATCATCTCATGCCTGAAGAAGTAAAAGAAGAAGAGGTTCTTGAAGAAGAACATCCACTAGAGGAAAAAAAGAAAGGTTTCTTTGGTAAAGTAAAGTCTGCTATCATACCAGACGCTGAAGAACAAGCAGCAATCATTAGTACAGCTGTTCGCATCACCGTTCTTGCCTGGTCGGGTGGAATATTGACTCTTAATTATGTTGCCATACCAGGAGTACCGCAACAAAAAATAGATCCAACTTTTATAGCTTCGGTTTTTACAGGAGTTTTAGCTAGTTTCGGAATTCAGACAGCTTCTAAGAAGGGTGACGGTACTATGAAGATGAATGGTAATGGTGGTGGACCTAATGGTACTCCTCCAGTTACTGCAAAAGATATTGAAGCGATCATAGCGAAAGCAGGTCCGACTCAAACTATTCGTATTGAACAAGCACCTCTCAAAATAGTAGGTGTCTCAACCGAAGACGAAAAACCTTACAAATTATAGAGTTATGCAAAAAATTATAAATGTACTTGCTATTGCGAGTTTCGCTGTATCTGGGGCCGTTGTTGCTAGTGGTCTATACGTATACGTCAATCGCTCATCCATCATTGATGGCATTCAATCTAAAGTTATGGACTCAGTTCTTGGAGGTTCTGGAGGTCTTCCAGGAGTGGGTGGAGCAGCACTTCCTGACATAGGAGCACCACAATCTGAAGGTTCTGATCCTTTACCTGTACCTTCTGGTGGATTCGGGATTCCTAACTAATGGACGTAAAAGATATAGCAACTTATGGAACAGCAGTTGCTGTCATAGGAACTGGTACTGTTGTTGGTGGTAATGTTGCCATCGACAATTATACTGGTGGTCCTCAAAAAAGAATAGAAGCAGAGAGAACTGAGTTGCAACAGATAGTTAGAGATGAGGTTCGTGCTGCTTTTAAAGATGCATGGCCTACCTCAACTGGTCATGTTAAAGGGATGGTTCCCAATGGTAATTACCGTGAGGTTTTAAATGGAACCAATAAAGGAAATAAACAAAATTGATAGTGGGATCCGATATTTCGGTATTGAGAATATAGGGATAAGTAATAATCGAGTTACTCAAATCAAGTTTGCTAATATCAGGCAGTTAGACATTCCTGAGATAGAGTCAACAAGCGATTATACTAATACAGTAATACCTCAAGCACCACCTGTAACTGAAAGGGTAGGAACTCCCATAGTTAATATGCCTGGGTGTGTTAAGGTACACAAAGAGAATGCAAAGAATCCAGCAAGTAAAAATAAGATGCTGGTTAATGATGATCCAAAGCAGAACGTAGTATTATGTGATGCTGGTATGCCATACTATGAACCTCCTAATTATGATTACAGGGAGTTGACATGGCAGACTGTTTATATGGACCAGGAAGAAGAGGCAGAGGGTGTTAACACAGAGACTGGTGATGTTACTGCACCAGATACACCAGAACCTCCACCAGCAGGTGATAATTATAAAGATCCAGAATGTCCTGGTCCTTTAGAACCAAGGTTGGGATCAGTTGGACCTAATGAAAAAGAAAAGGTTACTGGATACGAGTTACAACCCGATCCAAATAACCTTAATCAAAAAATATGTGTAGTATTATATGAGGATATAGGAGTTATTGAGCAGTATCTTCCTTCTGCTCAGATTGTGACGACGACTGCTGTGATTGCGTCTGTGGCTGCGTCATCTGCCCTACTTGCAAAACCCCTAGCTGATTTGCTTCTGAAGGTGGTGAAACCTGCTGTGAAGAAGGTGATCGGAAAAGTGAACTCAGTCCTTGGAAAAACCCCTTATCGTCCGACTCAGGAAGAACTGAGGACGAACGAGTATCGAGTGAAGAAAGGTCTACTTCCGATCCCTTTTGCGAAGAATCATGCGAAGAAGGAGAAGGCTCGGAAGAAGGAAGAGAAGAAGATTGAGAACCAGAAGAAGGAGTCTCAGAAGAAGAATCCTCAAAGTTAGGTTGAGGTAGTTTATGAGTATGAGGTACTAGCTGACCACCTGGATTAGTTACTACTACATCAGCACATACAGCATGGTATGGTGATGCTGGATGGAAAAATATTCCAGCCTTCTTGAGCTCTCCACAGTTTTTGAGACGTGCGATCTCGAAGTCTAATCTCTTGTTAGCAGTCAATTGAGTCTGCATGTTTATCTGTGCTATTGCTGCTTCCTTACACTTACGTTGCATACCTCTATTGAGTGGTATGGATAGAGTAGCAGACAATCCTAAGTTAAGAGATTGGTTTGCTCTCATATCAGTTCTTATTGGTTTGTGCCATGTAGGTGTCATTTCACTACCATCTGCTACCAAATCAGGTACACCATCAGGACCATCTACGTCTACTTCTATTTGTATATCTTCTCCATCAGGGAACCATCTGGTGCCATCTGCTTTAGTCCTATCGTCATACCATGACTCCCAAGGATAGTTCTTTACTGTAACTGTTTGTTTGGTAGTCCGACCAGTAAAGTCAGACATATTATATTGCGGTTCGTTATAAAAATCTTCCCAAGGATCCTTTCTACTATCAGCAAATTGGATGTATGGTGTCATATTGAGAGTCGTACCTTGACATGACACTCCACCACCGTAGGTGTTAGTTACGTATGGACCTTGTAATACTTGTATTGCCTGGTTGGTTACTGAGCCAGAACTATTGGCGATAGGATTAGCTGTCGCACTTACACCCCCTACACCTTCCGCCAGTGTGGCAGGGGCAATCGCAAGTTGAGTTAGACATAGTGCTATTGGGTAAAGACGCTTGTTGTATCTGTGACGGATTTTACTTCGGTCACTCTTTGTATGACGGTCTGGTTGGTTATACCAGGCCCTTGATAATGTTGGGTAAATTGAAATGCCTCTCCTGGTGTTGTTATTGTGAAGGTTCCATTGTTGTCGAAGTCTAGTGTGTCGAATGAACTTGTCACTGCTCCTGTTATTGTCACTCCTCCAGCTGAACCATTTCCTGCTGAAGATGGAGTTACTGTCACTGTTGATGTATTCACGTTGGGGTTGAGTGCTGCTCCATCGTTGGAGATGCCTACCCCAGTTACTGAGTATTCCCATCCTGTTCTATAATCAATTGAATTTATTGTCTCTGTTACTGTACTTTCAGTCTCCGTATGGCTCGTCATCGAGCCCTGTTGGAAGTTTGGGACCACTGGGACCGCCAGGGCAGGTGCAACACCTACACTTACACATCCCACAACAAGAGCATATTTCAGAATCTTCTTCATCATTTTTAAAAAATCTTGAAAACAGATTCACTATCGTATTGAGAGCTCTGATACGAATTGTCCAGTAGCTGAACTACCAGCTCCACCAGCTGTTAAAGTCATGGCACCAGCAGTAGTTATGGTACCAGCCAAACCAGTTTTATCACCAGCAGCATAGGATGTCTGATTAGAATAAGCTAGTACATCACCTACATCAGGTGCAGTAGTAACAATACTATCACCAGTAGTTATATTCTGAGTGAATGTATATGCATTACCTTGAGTCGTTTGTGCTACATCAGGAAGTGCAAACGTTGCAACACCTGCAGTACTTACAGCAGATATTCCACCGAGATCACTCGCTGCACTACCACCAGAAGGTGTTATAGTAGTGGAGACACCAGAACCAGTTGTACTGTATACGTTACCAGCACGATGCACACTAGTGATAGCAGCATCAGTTTGCAACTGTACAGAACTACTTAGACTATGAGTCATATCTGCACGAGCAGACATAGGAGCTGCTAATAGCATAATAATAGGAAGTAATTTCTTCATGCTTTTAGACATTTTTACCTACAATTATATAGGTAGAAACAACCGTCCAATGAGGTAGTAACAATCACACTTCCAGAAATCTTAAGTATATGGTTAAATAGTAGTGTCGCCATTAAGGGACACACACTACACCTAGCTTATTTAAGGAGGCATCATGACAGGACTACAAAGATATACTGCGTCTGATTTACCACAGTTGATGGAGAAATTAGCACGTAACAGCATTGGACTTGATAATTACTTTGACGATTTTTTCCGAAGTCAAGGACCATCATCAAATTACCCACCCTTTAACCTGGTTCAGTTAAATAATCATGAATCAAGATTGGAGATAGCACTTGCAGGGTTTAAGAAAGATGAGGTCAAAGTCTTCACGGAGTTTGGAAAACTATTTGTCGAAGGCATCAAAGAGGATAAGGAAGCAGATGGAGAGTTTGTCCACAAAGGGCTCGCTCAAAGGTCATTCAAGAGGTCTTGGACGCTATCTGATGATACGGAAGTACGACAGGTCAGCTTTGATGATGGACTCCTCTCAGTCGAACTGGGAAAGATAGTTCCAGATCATCATGCACGTAAGGATTACTTGACAGGAGATTAAGATACGGTTAAATTGCTCTATATAAAAGAGCCCTTAAGCGGATCCTAATGAAAAGGCTTATCGCAATAGCAGCATTGTCTGCTCTCATAGCACCAGTACACGCAGGTCAAAGACTAAGCGGGGCTGGTGCTTCTTTTCCGTCTAAAATTTATACCCGTTGGTTTGCTGACTGGTCTAAAGAAAAGGATGGACATAGAGTAAATTACCAGTCAATTGGTAGCGGTTCAGGTCGAAAGGCATTCATAGATCAGACAGTAGACTTCGGTGCTTCTGATGACCCTATGAAGCAAGTTGATATAGACAAGGTAGATAGAGGTCTCGTACAGATACCTCTGACTGGAGGTACTATTGCCTTTGGTTATAATATGCCTGGTTGTGATCTAAAACTATCTCAAGAACAAGCAGTACAAGTTGCTATTGGTGAGATCGATAACTGGTCTCAGGTCGGATGTGAGGATAAGAAAATGCTATGGGTATACAGGTCAGATGGATCTGGTACTACAGCAGCATTTACAAACTCCATGAATGAATTCTCTAAGAAATGGAAACTTGGAGTTGGTAAGGCAGTATCATGGCCAGTAGGTATTGGTTCTAAAGGTAATGCTGGTGTTGCTGGTGTTATTAGAAATACTGAAGGTGCTATTGGTTATGTTAATCAGTCCTACATTAAGGGTGAAGTTGTTGCTGCTGCCCTTGAGAATAAGAATGGTGAGTTTATTACACCATCAGTTGAGTCGGGTGCT